GTTTTAGATGACACACGTCTAGATGGTCTGCAAGCTGGGTAGCCTTTACGCTTCTCACCTTTCTGTCTGCCACAGGGCTTACCAGTCTTGGTGTCAACCCATTTCTCTTGGAACCATCTACGTAAGCTCATCTTCTTTTCTTTTTAGTGTAGCCGGGTGCAGTTCTTTTCTTACCTCCAGCTTTGACTTGACCTTTACATACCTTAACAGCGTAAGCGTTAGCGTATGCAGATGGGTAGACTTTGAATTTTCTTTTGGCAGCTGCTTTACCACGTGGACATAATTTAGCCATTAGCGTTTTTTACCTCCATGTTTACAGCCACACTTTGAACCTTTCTTGTGTGCCATTATGCTTCGTTAACTGAATTGGTAGCTTTTTTGTACTTACCTCTTTTGAATACCTTATCGGCATTATCTTTGAACTTATTAATGTTTCTTAGATCATCGTGATAAGGTGTGGAGAATAGATTTTTAGCTGTCATTCGTTTAGTAAATCTTGAATCATTTTATTTCTTTGTTTTTTCTTTTGAATATACTTAGCAGCCGGAGCGACATTCTTCGGATTGCTTAGTCTTTTTTCAAAGAATTTTAAGAATGGATTGGTTCCGTTGTCATTTACTGATCCATTGTTAGACGTCTTAGATCTAAAGGCGTCGATGTTTTTTGGTTTGTTACTCATGTCTGTAGTTGCGTTACTGCCAGTTGTCGGGATAAATTTTTTACCCGAACTAGCCATTGGTCTTTTTCTCATGTTAGCATTTCCATCTGCGTAAGGCAAGTGCCTTTCTTGTGGGCTTGCCATTTGGTTTTCTCATTGGGCCTTTTACGCCTTTCATTCTAGCACAGAATGATCGCTTCCTAGCCCCTCCTCCGGGCTGTGGAGCCTTGAGATTAGAACCTGTGGCACGATTGTACTTGGCTCTTCCCTTCGCTGTCAGGCCGCCTTTACGGCTCTTCTCACCTCTTCCGAGAGACAGGCTTACGCCCCGTTTTTTTCTTGCCATTTTTTCTTAGTGCTGCAAAGTCTGCCCCTGTGATCCTGTTGCGAGGTGGTGCAACACGTGCAATCTTTTTTTGGCCGGGGCTATAGCCACTTTTACCTTTAGGCATTGATCTGTTCTGTATGATGTTTTCCCATAGTGTCACCCTGCCAATCATTACCGACTGATGTAGGTTTCACACCGTTTAGCCAGTGCTGAACTGACATAAAAGATCCTCCTTTCTTGCCAGCTATGGCACTGTGAGGACTCTCAGGTAGTACTCTTACTACTTCATAGTGAGATGCCGATAAATTATTATCAGCCATTGACGGTAGGTTGGCATACCATCTAGGTAATACAACCTTACCATCTAGGAAGAACTCCATCCCACTCAACGCTACTTCGTAGGAATCCACGTTAGGGTGGGTATGGCTAGGTATCTCTGTATTAGGTGTAGCTGTAAACAACTGTACTTGAAACTGATCTTTCCTGTATATTGTCAAGCCAGTTACACCTTCTACAAAGTGTACAAAATCATAGTGCGGAACATATATCTTCAAACCTGTATCTAGATACCATGTTAAGAAGTGTGTTAGTTCATCGTCGAACTCTCTTCCTGTTCCGTCTTTCATTTATCTACCAGATACCGGGAATGATTTGCCCTGTCCAAGCGTAGTTGAGGAGAGCTGCGACTATACCTATCATAGCTAGTCTTCCGTTAAGCTCCTCTGCTGGATGCCATTTCTGATTTTCGTGGTTGTGGTGTGTCATTTCTTTTTCTTTTTGTTGATTATTTTTTTAAGAGCTGCTGGTAACTGTTTCTTAGCACCGCTTCCTCTCTTCATTTTTTTTCCTTTAGCGTCTTTACCGCCACCGTAATGTCCGGGCATAGTTAGAACTCCAAGTCTGATCTGTCAAGTTTTTCAATTATGTCTTGTCTGTAAGCTGGGTCTTGGTCATAGCGTGGATCGCTCATGGCTCTGACTAATTCAGCTTGACTGCGGAAGACATCGCCGCTTGTTTTTGGTGGTTTACCTGTATACATTTTACCTTCAAATCCGTTTGCGTTTTCGTATTGAGCTTTTAGTCCAGAGACTGCAAGCTTGATAGCAGCAACACTGCCTTCGCCTACGACATCATCAAAGGCTTTTATCTGTGCTTCGTCTAGGTTCTTACCAGCCCAAGTCATTATGTTCTGGTATGCTGCCTCTCCACCTACAGAGTTTTTAACTGCTGCTATATCAGCTTCAGCTAAATCTGCGGCAGACGAATTGCCAGTAGTGTACCCTTCTTCAGCAGCTCTACCAGCAAAGTAGGATCTTACAGCTGCTTCAGATAAGCCAGCATTAACTAATGAGTTAACCATTTCATCAGTGTACTGACCTTGGTTATCGTGAAACTCTTTGCTGATAGCCCAAGGGTCAACACCAGCTTTTTCTAATAATCCTGAGATCTCACTTCCATATGTTTCTGAAACTGTTTCATAGTTTACTGATCCATCTTTACCATATGTATTTGGTATGGCTTCTTCTGGTTCAGTTTCAGATTCAGCTTGAGGCTCATCTTCACCTAGTTTCTTTTGTAACTCGACGTAAGCCTTTTCTAATTCTTGTGCGTTTTTATATTTACCAGCCAGTAGGTTATCCTCGGCTGCCTGCATCTTTTCACCGACGGCAAGAGAGTCTTGCTCGTCTGGTGTAAGATTGCTAGCTACAGTTTCAGTTGTAGTCTCTGGTTGGTATGATAATGTTTCTGACATTTTATTCTTCTGGTGGTTCTGCTAGACCTCCTCCAGTTAGCTGTTGGATCTGCTCTGAGATATTATCTGTGCCTTCTGGGTTCTTACTTGGATCCATGAATGGAGCACTAGCTATCTGTCCGGCTTGGCCTAATAATTGTTGTTGAGTTGCAGCAGCCTGTTGTGCTTGCATCTCTGCCTCCATTGTTTCTGGAGACTTAACTAAGTTGAGTACATCAATACCTTGTGCAGCTGCTAGCCTCTTGATTGCTTCTGTTGGATCAATATATTTTGCCAACATTTCTGGCCCAAGAGTCTGAGCTATTGTACCAATAAACTGTGTGAGTGCCTCTAAGTCCTGACCTCTACCTAGAGCATTAACTCCAGCTACGATCTTTGGTTGCACCATGTCTTTTGGTATCTTTGGTATTTGATTACCTCTTTGTAATACTAAAAGTATCCTGTTTAAATATGGTATGAGAAACTCAACCGTTAACAAGCTGAACAGACCGCCAAGCGACTGCTCTAGTTCTAGCTGAGTAAGGCGTACCTCTTCAGCTGTAACACGTTCTGCCTGCCTGACATTCATAACCAAGAAAGCTTCTAGTATTCTTCTCTCTATCTGTTGCGACAAGTTAGCAGCAGTCTGAAAGTCAGCTGTCTTACCTACTTGTACTACTCCTACGTCTTCTGGTCTACCTTGTATGATAGCACCGTTCCCTGCTTTGGCAAGTGTTCCGGGCTTGGTTGTAGCTGATGGTGATACAAGAAAGATAACTTTACTTGCTACACTAGCACCTTCTACGAGAGCTTGAGCCAGACCATCAAGGCTCCTTAGATCCCCAATGAACTCCTCTACTCTACCTCGACCGTAGTCCTCTCCGTCTACAGTGTTGAATCGAAGAACTAACCAAGGAGAAGCGTTCTTTGGAGCTGTGCTACGGCTACCAGCAAGTACGAGTCCATCGACTTCCTGATGCCAGATCCAGCGTCCACTACCTTCATCCATGCGTACGTAGGTGTATACCTCTGCGTCGTCTTCTGTTGACCCATAATCACCATTCGGTTTGACTGGTGGTACTGGTTGGTCAAGCCCCAGTATCTTTCTACTAATTAATTCCTTAGTAACTATCTCTATTACGTTACCATTACCATCTCTATTGACTACGTATCTGTTTAAAGGGTAGTGCTTTAGACCATCTTTGGCCATAAAGATCAGAGCGTTGCCAGATACTATCAAGTGCTTAAGTGCTTGGTGCACTACAACTCTATCGTTTGAAGCTGCTATGAACTCCATGATAGTTCTTTCTATCTTTGAGAACGAAAGGTCTAACTCACTTCTGAGTTCTGGATCTATCTCTTCACCAATCTTATCATCTTTGATTTGTAGTTTGAAGAAGGCTGTTTGTGGTGGCAACATCGCTAGCATCAGTTTCGCTGACAGTGTAACTACGGCCTTAGCCCCTACACTTTGAAACGGTTGTAGTAATGTTCTTTTACCTTTATATGATTCGTCACGTTGTACGAGATATGGTAAGGTAAGCTCAGAGGCTTCTACAGCCACGTCAAGGAATTGACTTCTACCTGACTCTAACTGACTGTAGCGTTCTCTAGCTTTAAGCATTTAGTCCTCCTGTACCGCCGCCTTGTGAGCCGCCAGTATTTACACTTATTTTAAGAGCATCAGTTCCTGTTTTCTTACCAGCTGCTGGGCTGCTCTTTTTAGAACCAGTACCGTACTTAACTTCTACAGCATCATCTGGATCTAGTAATTCTTTTTTCTCAGGTTTGACCGCTTCCTGTGCCTTCTGCTGTACTCTTGGTATAAACTGTTTTGGAGCAGGCAAAGGTGCTGGTGGCTTTGGTCTTCTGAATGGATTAGCACACATTATTCTTCTAGTATTGATTTAATATATTGTACCACTTCCCATTGTCCGGAGCGATACATGATGGAGGCTATATCCTCCTTGGGGTGGACAGGATACCAAGCGAACTTGGATTCCAAATCCTCTACTAACTTCTCGAGTTTCTCTGAATGGAAACTAAGCGTATTGAGGGAGGTTGGTGTTGGCATGTTCAAAGAACGCTGGCATGCGAGCTGCTTTCGTGTCGGCAAACTGTGGAGCTTTGCCTTCATACATCAACCGGTCGCTCGCATCCAGCCAAAATGATTTGTCTAAATATTTATCCGGTGAAGTTTTTAAGGGGTTTAGTACCCATGCAATAGTTGCTTTCCGAAGCTTGTCCAAAGAATTACTAGGAACAAGACCCAACTCACGGCATACAAGGCTATTTGTAGCCACGTGGATTTGTTCATCTCTGGAAATATCAGCTGATACTGTTCTAAGAGCAGCATCACCAAGAAA